TCTAGTGCAAACTCATCTAGACGAGGATCATTATATTGCAGATTCTTCCATTCAGCCTTGTTCTTAACAAGTTCTTTCCAAGTAGGTTCCATTATTGCTCCCACCATTCTTTAGCGCCAGCCGTAGGAGCAGATGCTGCAGGTTTAGCAGCCGATGCTGCTGGAGCAGCAGGAGTTGCAGCAGGGGCTGCGGGACGGGCTTCCATGCTGAAGAATCCAGCGTAAGGTTGGTTATTATTAATAATACCAGCAAAATCCTGACCAACTGCTTTTGGCTGCTCTTTTGTCAGCATAGCTCGACCATACACCATGTTGCTCAGCATGGGTTTTAGTTGCTTCATAAACTCTTCAGAAGCTTGCGTATAAGCAGTATTAATAACAGGTGCAGCAGCAGCTTGCATCTCTGCCATAGTCATTGCTCTACGCTGTGATGGAATAGCAGGACGGGCTGGCTGCACTACCACAATCTCCCCCGCATCGTTAACACCCAGTTCTAGTTTTACTTTGTATTTATTTTCAATGGTGGTCTTCATGTCCTGTACATTTCGTACAGATTGCTGAAGGCTGTTGCTGACGTTAGCTTTAATGACAGCTTGATCTGGATCAGCAAGCTTACTAATCTTTTCGCCAATGGTTTTATATTGACGAGCAAGTAGTTGGCTATTAGCACCATACTGCGTAGACGTACTTAGAGCAGCACTCACCACATTAACCTCTACAGGACTTAGTTCTGCTTTCTTTAGCGTTTCTACAGCAGTAGCCATCTGTGCCTGATGAGCAGCACGAGTGGTGTTAGAGGAAGCAATAGGATCTACAGGAACTGCAGCGGGGCTTTGTTGTGACTGTAGCATAACTCTTTGAACGTTAGCTAGATCACCTGCCGCTTTAACATCGTTGCGAACACCGCCAATAGCTGTAGTAAGTTCATTTTCTTGACCAACCATAAACTCATAGAATGAACGATTTGTACGCTTAAGATTCTGACGATCCGCGCCACCCGCCCAATATGCCATAACCATAGGGTTATTCTGCATGGCAGATTGTTGTTTAATTGCAAGGTCTACTAGCTGTTGTTTTTCTTGTAAAGTTTTATCACGATATGTGCGTAGAATAGTAGCCATAGCAGTTAGACCAATGCCCTTATCATCAGCATATTTGCTTAACGCTGTTTCAGCCATTCGATCTATGTCACCATACAAATCATTTCGCTTTGCAGTTGTAAGGTTAGGATTATTTGCAATGTACGAATCAACCGCAGCTTTAGCCTGACGACGAGCTTGGTCAATATTAGTACGCATTTGAGCACTGTGTAGTTTTGCTAATGTTTCAAATTGTACAGGGTTTACGGCTCTTGGGTCACCTGTTGCCATAAGTTCTAGTGTTTTGGCAAACGTTTCTTCTTTATCTTGAACAGACTGAGTGAGAACAGATGTTCCTAAACTACCACTAAAAATAGCAGCAAAAGCAGGGCGTTGCTGATCTGCTTGCATGTCGCTCTGACCTTGCTGACCATCAATATACGCTTTAACACGTTTAGTCTCAGTAGACGTAGCCATGATCTGCTGAGCACCTGACATACGCCTATCGTACTCGGCACGATTAGTTCTATACAAATTTAAAAGCTGCTCACGAGTACCGACAACACCTAAATCAGCAGCTTTATCCATATCCTGCAGAGCAACATCTTCAGCAGATTTAGGCTGTTTACCTTCTTTGGGTGGAGTAAAACGCTCACGTACATAACTCATCTGTGCCCAACGATCTGCACCGGGCATGCCTGTAACTGCAGCAACTCGTTCACGAATTTGATTAGCAAGTCCGGGAAACTTTGCAATTGCTGTTTTAGTAATTGAATCAATTCTAGAAATGTAGCGTTCATTAGACATGCCACCTTCTACAGCAGCTTTAAGACGATTTAATTCGTTATCAAAAGCCCCTAGTTGTTTACCCACTGCTTCTTGTTGTTCAAGAGGTGCAGCCTCATTAAATTGCCCAAATACAGTACCTCGTGCTGCCGCTACACCGGGAATCTGTTTAGCAGCTTCTTCTGCTAACTTACCTGTACGTAAAAACTCAGCACCTAGACCAGCAGCTTCTTCTTCAATATTAGCCATCTCACCTGCTACATAACCCTTGTACAAGTCCCCAGCAAAACCTGTGAGAGTGTTAATGGATTCTGCTTTGGCTCTAGCGGCTTGCCCTAGCAGTGCAGGGTTAGCCATTGCTGGCTCTACGTTCCTAGTAATGTCTGCACGATAAGTTGCCATTATTTGTTTTCTCCTGTGTTCGTCACGATGTCTTTAATCTTCCATTCTTTCACAGCTTGATCAGTTAGCATTTTTTCATACTGAGTAAATGCTTCTGTCTTGTATGCTGCTTTCATTAGTTGAGTGTAGTCTGCACCGCTATAACTGTTTAGAATAGCTTGAACCACTGCAGCATGTGTTCTATGCCCTTCATCGTCATTGTTACGTAGTGCTGTTAGTGCTAACATGGCATGTTTACCTAAAGCTTTAGATGCTGCTTTGATGTCATCATCGTGCGCTTTCTTGCTACTGTACACAATGTTGTAGTCTTCTTGTGCTGCAGGAGGAATACCGAAACCAATCATCCATGCTTCAGTGTCGGTCACTCGGTACATAGCTGAACCACTACTACTTTGGACTTTATTAAAGTTCTCCATTGCAATGCGAGCTTTCTGAGCGTTATTAATAAACGAGAAGCTGCCCTTACCAATTTCAGTCAGTGCAGTCTGTAAAGTACTCATGGTCATGGGTGCCTTAGCAACGATTGAGAATGCCTCACCAAAGCCTCCTAGTATACGTAGGGCTGCAAAACCAGATGGGCCAGCAGCTACTTCCATAAATGTTTTCTCAGGGTCTAGCAAACCCTTTACAATGTCTTCGTAATAACGGAAGGTATTGAAACGGCTACCTAGTGCTAGCTTTGCTTCACCATCTGTTAGTGCTGCAATTGCACCTGCTACCACACCCTGTTGCACAGTGATGCGCTGTGTCTCCGACATATCTTCTGGCAGCATGTCAGTTAGAATGTCTCGGAAAGGCCACAGGAAGGCACCAGCAGTACCCATCACCATCGTGTGGGTTAGCAATAGTTGTGCTGCTTCTTTCTGTGTAAATGCTCGTGGGTTACCCATCAAACTCTGAATGATGTTCATCATTAACTTAACTTGATATTGCACGAACTGTGTAGGAATAGACTTCCAACCTTGCTGCCATGAAGCAGTGTTGGCACGAGTCATATTCTGTGTCAGACTATCTTGACGCTCCATAATCTTAGCTAGAGCATCGTCTGTCCACCAAGCAGTGCCGGGGTTAGCAGCAATGTACTCACGACGAGCAATGTCAAAGCTAACTAGTCGGCTGTAACCTTCACCAGCATTGAAGAAAGCTGCAGAGGTGTCACCAGCACGACGAGACACTTTGTTAAAGATGCCGTACTTGCCAACTTCAGCACCGTACAAGCTCGTAGTATTGATGCCGTCCATTAGACCAGTACGGCGAATAGCGCGTACTACTTCCACAAACTCATCTTCCTTCATGCCTAAGCCAAGGTTGGTGAGGTTGTTTACTTTAGCCACATTACGCCAAATATCTTCTTGATCACTGAACAGTGCAAGAGAATATAGTGACGATGATTTAGCACTCTTAATACCGTGCAGAGGGCTAATTGCAATGGCGTTGAATGCGTTCATACCCTGCATAAAAAACTGTACAGGATTGAATGCAAAGAAGCTGTGGAAGGCAATGGTACGTGCCCACGTTGGGTAGTCTTTAGTAGCACGTAGAGTAGCACCTAGCTTGGCAATTGGTTTACTACCTGTCTTAGATTCAAGACCTTCGCTAATCATACGCATAAAACCAAGATAGTCTTTTTCTTCTTTAGTAGGAATATTCATCTGTGCAATGATGTAGTCTTGCACTTTTTCTGCAACAGCGCGTCTTTTGTCTGTACCAACATACATGCCTTTGTTGTTTAGCATGTAACGGAAAGCTGCATCAGGAGTCATTGTACGAACGTTGTCAGGCAGATTATCCACGAACGTATTAAACCAACGAATAACGTGGCTTTCGCGCCACTCAGTAATTGACGCTACATAAGCAGTGTTGCCAATCTCTGCTGCTACACTATCTAATGGGCTTAGAGTGTTGACCGTATCTTTACCAAATACAGACAGCACTTTGTCACCCCGTTTAGATGAGTAGTTGCTAGACATACCAATAGTTTCATTAATATAGTCATCGTCTGTACGAGTATACAATACCTCGACACTAAAAGATTGACCAAAGCGATTGCTATCTAGTGCAGCAATGATTTCCTCTGGCCTCCAACCAAACGGTTCCATGAGGCGACTTGCTTCAGCAATAGTTAGGTTGCCAGCAGCATGTAGTGTTTTGGCTTCGTTTAATGCTTTAACATATGCATTTGCTTCGGCTACACTAGAAGCAGTACGATGTGTTTGTACAACTTGTTCCAACTTGCCGTCTACTTCGTAAACAGACTTAATCTTAACAAAGTATTCGTCGCTGTAGATACGACGATATTCACCAGCACGATAAGGAATTACGTTGGTAATTTTGTTGGTTTGATAGCTGCCATCAGGGAAACCAATGATGCGGCGCATCTTACCTTCAATTTCTACAGGCTCAACAACTTCGTAGAATGTGTAACCTTGTGCCCGGTTTTCTTCTAGGAACGTACTAGTAACACGAGTAGCAGACTGTGAGTCTGCGAGATACACTGTGTCACCTTCAACAACAGTACGAGGCTTAACAAAAAGCTTACTATCTTCAGTTAATCTAATGTCGCTTGTAAGTTCTACATAACCACGGCGAGTCATGCTACGTGCAGCGGCATCATTCCTAATCTGCCACATAACGTCACGTAGTGCACGTACTTTGTAATAGCCTTCACGGGCATTAGCAGAAAGACCCATACCAGCCAATTCGTTTTGCTGGAATACTTTACCTTCTTTGTCACCTAGCACTAGCGCATCGTTTAGCGCAACCATCTCTGATTTGTTTAGCTTCTCTAGGGAAGGACGTACAAAGTTGGTAAGTAGCTTTTGATAGCGGCTTTGCTGTGCAATACCTACTACACGCTGCCCATACAGTTCTTTAGACGTAGATAGTGCCCAATCGCCCATAGCAAACCGGGCTGCGCTATTAATATCGTCGTCGGTGTATTTGCCAATTAGTGAGTAATCTAGTGTGCGATTAATAGGCTGCTCAACAACGTAGCCAGTCTTAAGACCTTTCTCAGCGTCTTCAATGGCATTAAGTTCTGCAACTACTTCTTCCAGTTGTTTCTCTAGATTTTCTAAAGAAGGTTTAATGTCTTTGGATTCACTAGCAATGTTTGGTGCAGACGCACGAGTAGCCACTACCTCATCACGATACATCTTGATGTGGTCATTCAGCATCTTAGTGATGTTCTTGTCAGCCGTAGCAACATCAATCTCACGGCCTAGTAGCTGTGAAAGACGAGTGTTTAGTTCGGCTGCAATCATCTTGAAGCCTTCAACTAGTTTAGCAAAGGCTTGACCTAGAATGGTTGTAGGTACTTCGTCAGTGAATGCCCACTTAGAAAACTGTTCTGCAAAGAATTCAGCATAGCTATTAGCCCACCCATGTAGGTTTGCTTCAGCAGCATTAAAACCTACTTTATCTCCTTGAAACCATTTTTGTACAAAGTCGTCAAGAAGTTGTTTACCCATTGTTAAATTGCGGTACTCAATTAGCATCTCAGGTGGATAAGTATCCATAACTTTTTGATGTTTGCCTTGACCGCTATATTTTAAACCTTTACCTTTTAACCACTCATTAAAAGCATTCTGCATTGTTGCAAAATACTTCTGATTAAACTCTGCATCAAAAGCATGCCCATATTCGTGGGCAAATGTTTCCATATAATAACGCAAATTTGCATTAGGGCCTACTTCAGTCCGCATAATAATAAGAGACTGATTATTACCAAAGTTTGAGTGTGTTGCAGCGGCTCTAGGAAAGTTTTTCTCAAACGCCCGTGCGTATTCAACAATGAATGGGACTTTGCTTTTCTTCATATCACTAAGCTGCATTACAATAATTTTGCGGTCTTGCATACCTAGCGCAGTACCTAGTTTACCAACAAACTCGGCAATGAATCCTTGCTGCGTACCCGTAGACATAGATAGATTGCCTATTTTAACTAAAGCAGGATCTGACTGTAGAATTTTAAACGATTGGTCAAACTGTACTTGTAAAGCTTCAGAAGGTTCATCTCGTGGTCTAACGTAATTGTTAGGCACAAGAATATTACCTGCATCGTCTAACGCAACATCTTCGTTTTCTTTGATGTAGTTGCGTACACGTTGGGCGTGTCCTTTAATTTCGTTATCAGACCAGTTGGTTACTTTTTGTAGCCATTCTTTAATGACTAGATCGCTCTTGCTAGGCTTAGTCTTGCTGCCAACTTGATAAGCTGCTTTGTCAATGTCTGACTCAAATACTAGCCCTGCAGTTTTCCAACGGGGCTTGCTTAGCTCTAGTTCTTTAGGCGTTTTAACATCTAGTACGTTAACGTCGTCAATCTTAGTTCCCGGTTTTACTTTGGCTGCGTTAATAGCCTCTAGAATCTGAGCTTCTAGTGCAGCCTTGCGTAGTTGTAGATCCCTTTTTACATTCTCTTCAACTAAGAATGCAGTGTTAGTTGTGTCTGGCACAACCTTCATATTCATCTTACCAGTGGGATCTGCGGCTTTAATGTATGCTTCTGCAGCTTCTTTGGTAAGGAATGCAGATGCGTTTTCAGGTTTGTAATATACTTTACCAGTAATTACTAAACCATCTTCACTTAGCTTAAAAGGATCTAGCGAATGTACATTAGGGTTGCTTGCTTTAGAATAGGTACGCTCAAGCAGTGCTAGTTCTGCAGCAGCTTCATCAGCACGAACACCTTTGGCTGCAATTACGTCTTGCAGTTCATTAATCAGACGCTCTACGGGTTTGCGAACTAGTTTCTGTAGGTCATCTGCAGCAGTTGTAATTACATCAGGTAAAACTTTAGCAGCATTCATGCTGACTAGCTTGCCCAGATCAATTGCAGTGGAGATGCCAGTGAGTTCACCAGCAACAACACCCACAGCTTGTAGACGCATTCTGTTGGAAACTTCAGAAGTAATCTTAGCCGCTTCTGCAGATACTAACGCATTTTTGCCACCACCTGCCGCAATGGTGCGTTCTACGTTATTAATAGCGTTTGCATTTTTTAGAAGTTTAGTTGCTTTAAAAACAGCACCAGCACCTGCTACCGCAGTTCCAACTACTCCTAATCGGTCTAACCAGTCTGACCAACCATCCCACGTTTGCTCAGCACCTGTAGCCACTTCTTGTACTAATAATGCAGCTTGCCAATCTGTAATAAGCCAACTGTCTTTCAAATCTTTGTAAAGACCTTCTAGCCATTTACCTTTTTCTTCGTCAGGTTTAGATTGAAATACTGCTTGTAGATATGATTTAGTTAAAGAACGTCCAGAAGTACGGCTAATAGCGTCTGCAGGTACGCCATACTTAATTGCCACACGATCCATTGCTGCACCTTGTTCTGCTTAATGGCTTTTTCTAAACTTGCCGAGGCTGCTAAACGGCTGGCAACTCGATTATTAGATTCACTAATTTGTTGAGGCGTGTTGTTTAACAATACTGCAGGGTTTTTAACTACTGTGTTTTCTACAGCTAGATCAGTAAGTTCTTTTAATTTAGCGCGAGTGGCATCTGCATTTTTTACAGCAGCTTCACCATACATTTTATTACGTTCTGCAATTTTATTTAGTAACGCTTCCATGCTGTAAGGATCGTTACGTGCGGCTGCATTCTGCGCTATTTCATAATCTACAGCGTTGTTTTTAGGAACAGTAGTTCTCCACGCACCATCCACAAAACTATCAAAGTCAACAACATCGTTTGACAGTTCTTGACCTGTAGCAGCAACAACAATTCCTTTTGCAACAGAATAGTTACCCCGAGTATCGTCTACTGAGGGTTTAGTATCTTCTTCTGTGTAAAGAGGTTGGTTGTCTTCTGGTGCGTTGTCTTGGTATAGTTCCATTATGTATTCTCGTATTATTAGTAACCTACAGGCTGTTGTGGTGTACGTAGATTTTTAGATAGTTGAGCATAACCCCCAGCACCTTCAAAAATAGTACCACTTAGTTTACCAATTGTGCCGTACACTGCAGTATTACTCATAGCCTGTGCACCTTCAGCAGCGGCTGCTCCAATTGCAGTATTTTCACGAGCAATCTGCTGCATGTAATTTAGGTTACCTGCTAGTTGTGTACCGACACTAGATATACCACCAGCAAGAGCACTGCTACCTACACCACCTGTTTGTGCAGCTACGTTACTCATAGCAGCTTGTGCTAAACGTGCTTCACGAATTTGCTGTCTCACTGCACGAATATTTTGTACCTCTGCTTTACGTCCTTCAGCTTCGTACTGACGTTGAGCAGCTTTACCTGCTTTACGTTGTTCTTGAGCACTTGCTACTGTGGCTGTAGCACCAATAATTGCCGCTACTTCTAGAATTCCCATATTAATTCTCCGTTGAGCAAACCATTAACAGAGCGTTGTTAATCTGTTTAACAGGTTTAAAACCAAAAATAGTTTCAAATTTAATTAGCTTTTTGTCGTTTGCAGGAATTAGTACGTATACTTCTTTATGTCCTGCTTCACGTAACTCTTCTTTAGCAACGTGCCATACGTCTAGGCATTTCATATACACACGCTTGTTCCATTGTTTAGTGGTTGCGTGTGCGTAAACTCGACCCATATGATGTTGGAACTTTAATGTTCCGTCTTCGTCTTCCCAAAATACATCAAACATTCTGTGCACCTACAAACGTGCCTGTCCAACCTACAATCTTCATGTCTTTACCAGATTCAGAAGTGTACTTAAACTGCACAGCTTTACCCCTGCCACGCAACTTATTCTTACTAATAACAAGAGGATAGCCGTCGTCAAAGTCTTGAAATGGCGCTGCTAAGAAAGGTCTAGGTTGGCGATAGACTTGTACTTCAGCAGCCCACTTACCGGGATTAGTATTGTCTGTAAAGTCCCACCGACTCTGCATCAAACACCCACTCTCATTAAGCGGTATGCCGTTAGCATCAAAACTAGTTTCAGTGCGTTTCATAAACACAGTGAGGTACATTCCTGTCTTACTACGTGCAGGTCCGTTTCCACCCATGTTGTAGCCTGTAATAAAGTAGGCTTGTTTTTCTACTCCAGCAGTGTTGTAACGATACCAGTCTTTAAATTTAGTTGCTGCTGGACGCGCATTTAAAAAGTCTGAAAAAGTAACTGAATAGTTATTAGCACTTACAGGATGTAACGTTAGTATTTTAAACGTTTTGACAGTGCCGTTAAGCACTGGAATATTTGCCACAACATCGTCACTGCTTACATTCACATCATCAGAGTTTACATACACATCATACACAAGAGATGTTTCATTAGTTTCTTTAGTTGTCTCAATTGATACAGGAATAACACCTAAACTAGTATCAATTTCAAACCAATACCACGCATTCAAACGTAAGTCTAATACTAAGATAGTATCTTTGTTAAACCGACCAGTGCTAGTATCAACACCAGCCACAGAAGAATATAGCCAATAAATAACTTTATCAGTGGCATTATAGTTTCCTTCTGCGTAGAGTTTACTTAGTACAGGAATGTTTTTATAAAATGTTTTAATGTTCTGGTCACTAATGTTTCGGCTAGAAAACTCTGCACCAGTGTTGCCGGGAGCTACAGCATAAATACCACTGTTAGACCAGTAGATGAGCGTATCCTCAACTACTACAACACTCTTGGTGGACACACACCCTACAGAAGATACACGCTCTACAGAATAACTAGCAGCCGTAAAGCCCCTATCAATACCACTAATAAACCACACGCCGTTGGAGGCAATGACCATGATGCCTCGACCAAGTGGTTCGAGGGCTACAATCTCACCGCTATCTGGAATCTCAATAGTACCACCATCGTCATCCTCTAGATCGCTAACAACTTCTGAGGTAGGATCGTTAGATTGATAGCAATAACCAACCTTATTGATATCGTCTAGTACTTGACTAAAGTAAACAGTTCCTAGCTGTTCGGTAGTAGGTACACCAGCATACCAAACACGACCAGCAAAGAATGCACAAACTCGGGGGCGATAAGCTGTAGAAGTAACAATACCACTCCGATTTTGATTAAAGGCATTAATAATAAAACGGCCTTTAGGAGCAGGTGATGTGCCAAAATCTTGCTTGTTAAGAACTGAAGCAGAGAAGTCATCATTAGTATCTTTACCAAAAATCCAACTTTTGCTGTTAGCAGGTAGTTTTCCTGTGGCAGACTCATATGTGTTAATCTGAGTATCTGTCCAACCTTGGTTGTATAGATTGTATTTGGCTTGTGTCAAGAAACCTGCGCTAGTCCACTCGGCTGCAGTTTTCTCAGCGTCAATGGCATAAGGACTTTGAAAACCTACAAAGTCACGAATGTTAATAGTAATTGCCGTTACAGTGATTGTGTCTGTGCTGCTATTGTAAGTAATTAGTAAGGGTTCAGTACTTTTACTAGTAACAATAAGTTTTCCGTATGTAGACGCAAAACTGCAGATTGACGTACCTGCAGTGTCTGGATTACCGGGAGCAATGTAGGAGGCCAGATTAACAGTGAAAGATTTTTTAGTGTTGCTTACTGTTCCAGAAGATGCACGATAAAAATGAAGAGTAGTGCCTGTTTGTGCTACAAAGAAATCTAAATTAGAGTTGCCCCCTACACTAGTCCACATACCCGTAGTAAAAGCCCACGTGTTTTTCTGCTCAGCAGTAATGCCTAAAGCAGCAAGAGTGTAGTTAGCCTCATAATCAAGTGCTGACCTACGCTCAATGCTGCCTTCAATTGTTGGCACTACGTTTACACCTTCTTTCCAAGAATTTTCAGGTGTAACGAAAAAGCCGCCTTCAGTGTTAAGGCCACCTACAAAAGTAAACGCATCTTTAACTGCGGCTTGTACTGCCATTATGGTTCCTTAAACAGTTTCTTCTACTTCAATACCACGTTGCTTAGCAATGGTAAGGATACGATCTTTACGAGTAAATAGTCCTTTTAGTTCATCTGGCACTTGACCCCGCATTGAATAACGAGCTTGATATAAACCTACAGGAGTCTTTTCAATAATAAGTTTATTAATAATGTTTTGCTCTTCTCGTTCTTCTCGACGCTCTTTTGCTGCTTGTTTTTTTTCTGCCGCTTTTTCCATTACTTTGTCGTATGCAGTGGTCATTGCATAGTTCCTTTCCATTTGTGCTTGTTTACGTCTTCAAGTTTTTCTTCTACTTCGTACTTTAATTTTACCTCAACTTCCTCTACTTTGGGAGGTTGCTGTAATGCTTCTTTAATTTGTTTTTGTACAGGTTGTTTTTTAGTAGCCATTATTTCCGTCCGTAAGATACTTTGGTGTTGTATTTAACTTCGCCGTTTTCATTACGCCAACTTTCGTTACGCATGGTCATGCGGCCTCGGGTTGCTTTGCGCTCTTCACGAGCATTGCTTTGTTGTTTAAGGTTCACAAACGCTTGGCTTTTTGCTTCAGCTAATAGCGTTGGAAAAAACTTCTCAGGGATGTTTGGAATGAACGTATCTGTGTGTGACCAGTTTGATTGTTGTGTAGCATATACAACAGCTTTTGAACTTTGTAAACTAGACTCTGTACTTTGTTTGTAACCATCAAAAATAATGTACGTATCGTCGTAGCTAGTCCAATATTGCGGATCTTGATTAATTACGTATCCTGCGCTATTAATAACACCTGCTTGGGCTACACGTTGGCTAATAATTGTGTGGAATGTTTCTGGATCAACATACTGTACTTCTTGTTTGTTGTATTTAATCCATTTAATTTTGTTGTACGTATCAGGAATCTTCATCTTGGTGGGATTGTTCACATCACCAAGGCCGTCAAGATTACCTAGTACAAATAGAAAAGGCCAGTCACGCTGGCTAATAATATCGAAGTAAGCTTCTTTAACAAGTTCAGCAACCTGCACTGCTTCTACAGTTTCGTCAATAGAACTTACAGGGTCGCTGTCTAGCGCAGAAAGAATGTTCTGCGTCATTTGTAGTAGAGTTTGTTTAGCCATAATTAAGTAGGATCTACTAGAAGAATGCTGAAGCCAGCTTCTTTAGGTGTAATTGCGGTACTGGATGATGTACCATCACCACCAACATGCATTGACACAATGTCATTAGTGGCTAGTGTAGCATAACCTACAGCACTTACGTTAAGTGTATCTACGCCATTAGTTGTCTTTTTAACGTACACTTTGCGTGTTCCAGCAGTGCCGTTAATTGCGTAATGAAAGTTGTATGCTGCACCACGCTTGAGATCCATTAGCAGTCCACGCACCTGTTGGATTTAGTTTAGCTTTAGCACTAGCAGCAGCAAGTGTTTGAGATGTAGAACTACCATTAATGTACATGTCGCCATATGCATGACCAGCAGGATATTGCCAAACACCACTACCTGCGCCATTGGCTACATATACTTTACCACTAGCAGCAGTAGAAACTCCTTTTGGTTCGTGAAGGTTCGGATCAGTTAATGCACTATGTTGTACGGTTGCCATCTATTTCTCCAAAAGGAAACGGAGAAACCCCTTGTGAGGGCCTCCCCGTCAGTCTACATTAAATGTAGCGAACTACGATGGTAGCAGTACCGGCAGTGAAAGTGCCAGTGAAAGCTACGTCTAGGGTGTCAGCAGAGGCATAAACCTTGCCTAGACCCCGGTTGGTAGCAGCATCACCAATAGCGTAAGCACCAGCAGCGCGAACAGTGGCACCAGCAGTTAGGTTAGCAACAGCACCCTGAGTAGCTGAAATCCAGCCATCAGGATCAGTGCCGTCACCTAGTTGCACATCGGTACCACCTGCCCAAGCGGTACCAACTTTCATTACCACATCTAGCACAACAGAGCCAGCGGGTAGATCAATGTTAGCACCAGAGCTTTGATAGGTAATGGCTAGATGGGCTTCTTTAACAGAACCATCATGCTCATATACACCAGAAACGTTACGCTCGGGGATGTTAGCGCCAAAACCTACTACTAGGCCGTCAGCGTTAGTCCATGAAGAAGCACGGGTCATTTTCTATTTCCTTTCAATTAGATGGTGTTCTTGGTGATAACAGACACCAGACACTCAGGACGATATAGTTTTAGACCGAAGCGGGCGTTCATCACGTACTCATCACGACGTAGGTCTTTGTTGCGCTCGTACTCTACGCGAGGTAGTTGACGATAGGCACCTACGAAGGGGGTTAGATCGCCACCAACAGCCATGAATAGGTTCACAGTGGGGGTAGCAGGAACAGTAACGCCACCTAGAGTCGAACCAGCAGCTTCAGCAGCAGCGGGTAGGAAGTTGGAAACGTAAACGTCGAAACCAAAGATGTTGCGGATAAAACGCATACCAGTGATGTCGTTAACGAAACCACCCTGAACAATACCCTCAAAAGCGGGGTTGTTGGTGAAAGCCTGAGCGCCCACTAGAGTGTTGAAAACATACTCTTGTGAGGGGTCAATAATAGCAACACGGGTACCACCAGCCTGAGCTTTGTCTAGAGCGTACTTAGCCTTAGCAAAGTCAGATAGAGATAGAACAGTGTTGGAGCTACCAGAAGCTACGAAACGATGGTCAGCGCCGTTAATAGCGTTGGCATTACCAGAGGTCTGCTGGTTAGCTAGGGAGAACACAGAAGATTCTAGGTTCTCGTCTAGAGCACGACGCATCTTGGTGGGGAACATGCCGATTAGCTGTTGAGCGTAGTAGCTGTCCTGTTTAGCCTTATCGGTAATGTAGGTAGCTGACTCAACATAGCGGTCAATGGTGAAATTGAACTCACCAGTGTCCATAGAATCATAGACAACAGGGGTAAGTTCAGAGGTTTCACGCATTGGCAGTTCGCCAACGGATGGGATGGTAAACTGGTTACCATCGGGGAAGCCATTAAGCATGCGAACATACTTAGTGCCCATTAGTTGTTCTTGAAGAACATCCTTTAGTTCAGCAGACCATAGTTCAGCACGAACTAGGTTTGCATCAACCTTTGCAAAATCTACACCAGCCATTTAAATCTCCTTATTGCCCAAAATATAGGGCGGGGTTTTGAGAAACAGTTTGTTGTAGCTTATACTGGAATTCTTGTGACCAATAGGTTTTAGGATCTTCTTTACGAACCTTTGTTGCCCACTCTTTAGTGCCAACAATCTTACTACGATCACCACCAGTAGAAGGTACTGAAGTTGTATTCATTGAACCTGTATCCATGTTATTAGCAGGAGCCGAGGCTTGACCTGCAAACATAGACACAAAATCAACAGGATCAGTTGCTGCCAGTTCCATTAGGACTTTAGCCTTCTCAGGAGTGTTTGCGCGTTGCTTAAACACTTCTGCTGCCTTCTCGCCAAACTTCTCTTTCATAAGAGCATCAGCTTTTAGCAGGTTCTCAGTCCTAGCTTTTACGGCTTCACGACCCTCTAACGTCTTCTCTACAAGCTGTTGCACAACGTCAGGCGTAATACCTGCTGCAGGAGGGTTGTCATCCTCTGGTGCGACATTTTGTTTTGACATACGTTCCAAAACCTCGTCGATTGTTTTAGCTGAAGCAGCCTGCTCACGTAGTTTACGATTCTCCTCTTTGAGAGTTTCAATAAACTGGTCAGCGTTGGTATAAGCTTTAGCTAGTTCTTCCGGGGTTTTGTATTTTTGACCTTCACCAACAAGTGCGGTAAATAGTCCTGCATCAGTTGTCGCTGGTGCGTTATTGGTAGATGGGTTGTCGCCTTCACCACCAAAAATGGTTGCATTGGTCATGCGTTTTATCTCCTAAAATTGACAGCCTTAGAGTAGGCTTTTTAAAAAACGTCACTTTTTGCTGTGTCTGGTAAAAGTGACATAACGAACTCGTAGGCTTTAATCTGCCCTAAATTGTACGCTAGTTTAGCATAATGGTTAGGACAGTCAAAATCATCTTTTTTAATACTATTTATTTCTTCTTTTAATGTCTTTAAAGTATTATATAGTGCTTCTAAAGTATAACTACTATTATTCCAAGCTTTAATAAACTCTTCATTAGTACTATCTTTAGGTTTATTATTAAGTAATAGTTTATTCATATAATATATATTAAACAATATTAATAATATATTACATCATTTGTTGCTGCATGTCAACCCCCTCTGGAGGCATCTCTTCAGGCATTTCCCCTTCAGGACTAATTGTAGCTTCAGTTTGAATGTCTTCAGCCACTTGGTTCATTAGACGTTGCGTTTCAGCTTGTTCAAAGATCATTGCATTATCTTGCACAATCTTGTAGTTTTGCCAGCCCAGATTCTCTTCTAGAGCTTTGGCAATGGCTTTACCGCTAATGTGTGCTGCTACTGTAGGAATGGCTTGTACGGCAGCAATGGTTTGGTTTAGTTCTTGAATAAACCGGGCTTGTTCCCCAAAGTGACGAGCACCAATAGGATAAATCTTACCTGCAGCCATTAAATCGTCTTTGGTGACTTCTACAAAAGCTTCGGTACCATAATCCTCGTCTACAGTGCGAATACGCTCTACACCTTCAAAATTGCGGATAGATTCAGCCAGCATGCCGTTTAGTAGTGGTTCTAGAATGTTGCGCTCAAACCAGCTAACTTTGCTCTGAAAAATACGTCCTGCAGCGTTCTCTAGACTTTGTACCTCGTACTTGGTCTTTTCACCGGGAGTGCGGATGCCCATAGCCTGTTTTGGCGCACCAGCTAATTCCTCCATACGATTCATTAGCTCACTAATTTGCAGATCAGCTTGTAAAGCAGTGGCATCTGGACGTAAAAAGTCTAAATTACCCTCATCTCCTACGAACACAGTAGCACCGGGTTCGTACTCAAACTCTTCTACAGTGGAACCTTTTACAACCATTACTGGATAGGCAATCAGGTCAAATACGTCAGCTTTAAGGTTTTCTAGGTGGTCAATGCGGTATTGCATACCTACTAGTTGGTCTAGTGGGCCTTGTGCCCACAGGTTATCAGTGCGTAACCTCCAACCACAATGGAACATGGGTTTACTACCTGTCCACATGGGATTAGGTTGCTTGCGTAAAATCCACTTGCGGTCAATTACAGTGATGAGTTGATTACGTAGCAAAGTATTGGTTTCTGGATCATAAATGTCGCCCCAAAACTCTAGGAGTTCTACCATATCACTTTCTAGGTATTCGTCAGCACTGCCAAAGCCATCAATAGCCATGTTGAGTTCTTTCTTGAACTCAGGATCATCTCGGTAGTTTTGACGGAACTGTAAAGCTTTGTTCAACACACCTTTATTGTAGTTTAGTGCAGGTTTGGTTTCTACGTCAGTCATTAGGTCGCCAAGGCTTTTTAACATGCGACGAACCACTGGCGTTTTATCAAACGTTTCTGATAGGGGATTAAACACAAGATCGGTAGGATTAATACGATAGGCTTTAGGGCCTACGTAACGGCTAACTACGTTACCATTGCTGTCACTAATAACATCTCGCACGTAGTCATACGTAGCAATTACGTTACCAAAATCAATGTAATCGTACACTAGTTGTGATACAAGAAGCTGAAAGTTAGATGCTTTTAGCTTCTGTTTTAGATAGTTGGTGATTGCGTAACGCTTTTGAGTCAGGTCTTTACTCTTATCAGTTGCTTCCCAAAAAAACCAATTCTCAGATGGGAATAATGCAGCCATGTAATTAGCATGCAGGTTATCCCGAATCTGAGTTAGTTTAGGAGTTACAGTAGAGTTTTTCCAAGGGAGTTTACTGTTACTAGTTTTACGAGTATCTGTAGCAAACAGGTAGTTGCGTAGTTCTTGCTGGTCACTTTTCCACACATTACGTGCATTATCCCAACGTACCCACATATCAGCAATTTTCTTTGCTAGGCTATCGTCGTCAAAAGAAACCTGAATATTTTCGTTCATATTATCCTCTTAGTAGGCTACGCCACCAAACTTGCTATTAAAAGCTACTACGTTAGATTTACGACCCCAAGTTCTGCTAGAAATTGGAGACTTACAAATTTCAACACATGAAGCCACAGCATCTTTAACGTCATCATGCTCTGGGTTGTTCATAATGAGTTCTTCTTCTAGAATCTGGCAGTTACCACCTTTGTAATGCCAAATCTGATTGTTGTTATAACGAGGTTCTAGAATAGCTGCAATTCGCTCTGTTTTACTCATGTTACGTGGAGGATTATATTCTTCCACAGTAAATACGATGTTTTGACTACGCATGTAATCTTTAAACTGTGTAACAATAAGTCGCTGTGCTGCTACAACTTCACAGCGCATTTTTTTAAATCTCCACTTTCTAAATACCGATTCTGCTCTGTCATACATCACAGAAATTTTATTTGTTTTAAATCGGTCAATATCTAAAATGTAGTAGTTATTATCTTCGTCTACACCAACTACTGCAATAACTGTATAGTCTGAATTATGGTTGACTGTGTATGCAAAATCCATCGCTGCGTACACATGTAGAAGCTTATCACCAAAATACCAAGCCCCACTAAAATTTTCAATCTTGTCCCTGTCATAATAGTTAAAACGGCTTCGGTCAATAAGCTGTGTTTCTACAGCATTTGGGTTGTTGTAATATTGAGCGTAAAACTGAGTAATGTCTAGATATTTAGCTTTTTTACGTGCTAGTTCTTTAGCATCAAAACCAAACGTCTTACCATCTGTTCGGCGTTGTTTAGGCCAAAGAAATTCACCATTAGTTTCTACAGTGCGCTCAAATACTTCATACACTTCTAGTTCTACTTCAGTGTCAGTTTCTTCATCATAGTAGGTTTCAGTCATCTCCATCATGTCTTTGTACAAATCACCGGGATGGTAACGAGTACCTACTGCCCATTCTTTTGCACCAGTAGATTCAATAGAAGATAGTTGTGAGTAAAACGCTCTAACTTGTTCACGACCTAACTGCGTATAAGCATTGTCAGGCACCACTACGTCATCAAGCACAGCAACCGAGCAGTGTAGCCCGGTTACGTTAGCAGTGATACCTGCTGCTTTAATAGTCGCATCACGAATGCCTTCTGCTTTTCGTTTAGGGTGGTCTACGCTAATTTCATCCACAGCCCAACGTTCACGCTTACCTTCCAATTCATTGACCATTTCGGGCCAATAAAAACGATAAATGTCTGACAGCAAAATATCTTTTACAGCTTTTAACTGCTTCTCTGCAAGGTTAGCTGTTGCAGAAACATACAGTACAGTTGCTTCAGGATGCTTAGTAATGTGATGTGCTACACGATAGGCAATCATAGCTGACTTTTGATGATCCCGAGGCAATAACACTAGCTGGTTGTCTTTAGCATCCTCACGTTGCCACCAAACACAAAGCTCTTCATGCACTGCACCGAGTACACGATGCGGTGCAACAAGTTTAATAAAAGTTAACAGGTCTGCTTCCGCAGCCTGTTTTACTAGTTCTTTTTCTGTCATTACCACTTAACTTTGTCTGCCCAATAAGCAGCACTCATTTTACCTTTAGAAATGTTACTGGCATGACGAGCTTTAAAAGATTCACGACGCTTGCGGTAGCTTTCAGATTCGCCTTCTTTCTTAGGGCTACCAGAAACACCTTGCTGCCCAAATCGAATAGTTTTTACTTTATCGCCTTCTTTGGCAACAACAACGTGTGATTTAGTAGGATGGCTAGGAGTGCGCTTAGGTTTGTTAAAACCAGACACGCCAGCACGTTCTAGTCGAGGGTCTTTAGCCATAATTATCCTTAACGATATTTAGCTGTTTTAGCAGCAATTTTTTTAGGTTGAGCTACAAACTGTTTACCTTTAGCATTGCCTTTGGCTTTAGCTTTATTAGTAGCAGCTTTTTCAGCAGGAGACAGGGCTTTCCAAGCAGCATCAGGTAGGTAACGCTTTTTGCCTTTAGAAGGTTTGCCGTCAGAAGTACGCCACTTTTGTGCAGTCCACTCGCGCAACGATTGTTGTGGGTTTTTCATTTCTTTTTCTTAGGTGGTGTATGCGTTAGCTTTTGACTTTTTTCAGAGTGTTTTGCGCCTGTGTGCAATTGGTTGCCCATTTTATGCACTGGGCCTTTATATTCTTTCCCGTTTGGTAAATAATGTTTAGCAGATTTGCTCACGATTTGTAACCTCCACCTTTAGCTTTGTACTCACGAGCAAGCATTTGTGCTTTACGTGCAGACCATTCACCGGGATCACCACCCTTACTGCCTGCTTTAATTTTTTCAAACAATGCCTTACGCATGGTGGGTTTAGTGTAGACACCAGCGGCGTTTACTTTAGACTTAGCTGGTTTCTTGGTCATTTCATTTTCCCAGTTTTAGTGCGTGAAAAACTTTTGTTAGCAGTTGACGAACGTACACGAAGATTTTTCTTAGCGTTGCTTCCACCTTTGCTAAGTGGTGTTTTATGGTCAACATCATTACCATCTCCTTTAGACACTCGGCCTTCACGCTCTAACATACGACGAGCACCATTGCGTTTAGCACGATCTTTTTTTACGTCGTTTTTGCCGTCATACTTTTCATATTGTTTTTTATAATCACGTTTTCCGTTAGTCATGTACGGCATTACTTCTTACCCCCTACAACAATACCTAAACGAGCCATATCACCTGCAATTCGACCTGCAGAAGGGGGTAGTACCTCTTCTTCTTTCTTAGGCCGTCCTACGGGCTTTTTAGCCCCTTCCTGAGCATATCCTTTGTCTGCCAACCATTTAGCTGCTGCAGTGCCTCCGGGTTGTTTAGCATGTGCCTTCATCTGTTGAATGGCTTCAGAACGCAGTTTAACTTCCAGTTCAGAATGCCACTTATCAATGTGTGGTTTAATAATAGGGTGGTTACGCACTTCTAACCAGTGATCCCAATCACCTAGCAGTGCCATAGCCACACTATACTCAGAAGGATCACGGCAGTCTAAAAAGACCTCTTTCCACTCTTGCAGTGTATATACGGGTTTAAATTTAACGTCTACTCTAGCAAACTCTTTAAATAGTTGTAAAACTACTCGCTTGCCGCTTCCGTCGAGGAACTTGGTTCGGTCAACCATTCAATTCTCCTAATCATACCGCGAGGTATTTGGTTTCGACGAGCTACAGTGCCGTCTTCAATTACGCCATTCGTAACAACAATGCCTTCAGGCCCATCGTATAGTAAGAAACCTACTTGTTTACAATGTACGGGAGTGTATGTAAATTCTTCCTCGTGCTCTGCCCATGCTGTCACATCTAGCTCTGTAGCGTCTTCCCACACTACATACACTAGCTTCATTTTTTCTTTGCTTTGTTAGCCATGTGTTTAGCAGTGCGCTCACCACGCTCAGGTAGTGACTTACCTGCTTTGCTTAGTGCAATGGCAATGGCTTGCTTTTGAGGCTTACCCTTCTTCATTTCTGCTTTAATGTTCTTGCTAATTGCTTTTTGAGATTTACCTTGAGCCATTGGCATATTAAATTCCTTTATGATAAACAGTTTTGCCGTTTTCTTTAACGGCACGAAGAACTTGGCACTTTAAATCTTTTTCATCATACGAAACATGTACCCAACCACTGTCAGGTACATCGTCTGTGTAAAACTCTAAAATAAGTTGAGTAAACTTAAAGTTATCTTGGATGTATTCAGCTAATACTTTATTGTCAATGCCTACAATCTCAATGTCTGCTGCCATACCTAAACAATGATCGCTGTAAGGGCTGCCTCCCACAGCGGTGTTTACTGCGGGACTCCTATATCCACTGTTAATGGTTACTGGCCCAAACTTATCACGCAATGGTTGTAGCACATTAGCAACAAGAATATGTAAATTATTTTGTACTTTTTCAGAAGGAGTGTTATCAATGTTGCGACGAATAGCAACTTCTGATTTGCACAATTCTGCTAGTGTAAAGTTTCTAGATAGTTGTGTCATTTATTAGTTTTAGAAAGCATTTCTGTTTTAGCTTGTGAACCAGCAGACGAACCAAAATAATAGGCGATAATACCTGTCCACGCAGTGCCTAGACTACCAAGCATCATTAAAATTGCAGGATTATTAGCGTCCATTGTTCCAAATAACATCATGCCTAAAATGCCAAAAAATCCAATAGTTACAGCACCAGCAAGCATAGGAGGCACTAAAGACCGAGTAGCTGCTTGCATTTCACGAGCAGACTTCCTATCATCTACAGCAAGAGCCTCAAAGTTGAGGCCCAATTCATTTTCTTGTTTTTTAAGTTCAATCTCGGCAATCTTAACCTGTGCAATTTGTTCAGGTGTCATTTTATTGCTAGAAATTAAATCTTGTACTTTATCCTCATCTACACCTACAGCTTTAGCAATTGCTGATACAGCCATGCCAGCAAGAGGGCCACCTAGTGCAGTTGCAATTGTTGGTGCAATTTGTTTTAACCAATCCATGCGTTACCCCTTGAATTAACTACTGAAACAATCATTATTAATATTGATGTAAGTGCTGTTCCTACTGCAAGCATAACGGCAATACCAATTGCCCAATCTACACGTTGTTTAGCTATTTTTTTACGTTTACGTTCTAACTCACGCGCTTCTCGTTCTTTAGCTTGACGTATCTTGCTGCGTTCAAGAAGAAGTTGTTCCCAAAGACCCGCTTGCCCATATCCGTAAATTAAAAGATGTTTTAGTTCTTCTTCAGCTTGTCTAAGCTGTTCAGCATGCATTACAATTTCTAATGCTTTACTAGTATCGGATTGTCCTTTTTTACCTAAATCATTTGCTGCTTTTTGAACTACGTCTTTAGCATCAAAAAATTTACCAAACTCTCCAATAATGTTGGAAATGTCTTTACCTAATGCTTGTGCTTTTTTAATTGTAGCTACAGCCGTTTGTGCTGCTGCAAACGCGGTAGCTGCGGCTGTAATTGGATCCATTATGGTTTGTAGTTAGACCACATTGCACCAATTGCTGCAACTAAACCACCTATCCATAAAAGTGGTTTAGCTATTTTAGCAATAAACTCAAGCACAGTAAAAGCTCCACGCGCAGCATTAAAGGCATCAACTACATCTTGTGTACGTTGATTAATACAATCTACTTTACTTTCAACTTCAATGAGTCGAGCATAAATTTCTGCGTGTGTTACTTCTTCTGCCATAAATTTTACACTAAATTAAGAACAAATGGGGCCAGCTAAAGACAAAGGATTTACTCCAGCAGGAATCATAGACGGATCAAGAATTTCGTTATTTTCTTTATCACGTAAAGCGTGTATGCAGTAAGCCACAGTATTGTCAACCATAGCTACAAGCTCATGTATTTTGTCCTTGTGGATGTATATCATGTGCGGGGCGGTAAACTCAGTCACTTGACCTTCTACAGTAACCTTAAGTTTTCCCTTGGCTAGTAGAGTCAAGTGGTCAAACTGGTGTGCGTGACCTATTTCTATGTCTCCCGCTTTGCGAAAGTGCATCATGCGGGAGTACAAATTGGCGACACAGCCAATGTGAACGAGGGGAGAGGTCATAGCACCGAAGAAGGCACAGTCGGAGCGGCGGTTTGCACGATGAAGTCGAACCCGTCCGTGTAGGACTGCTGACCAGAAATTGACTTCTGATACGCGATCTGTTCAGCGTGATATGGGCGCAGAGTGTCGACAAACTCATCACCACCTTGCGTATCAAACGCCCATTGCAATACTTGTTCTGTCCCAATTTCGTTGGCAGGAATAAAGTTTGTAATATTATCAACGTTTAAAAACGTTTCAACATAAGCATCACTGCTAAAGCCATCCTGTTCAAATTTCAAAAGCCAATGAACACGGCGAACTACATTCATCCTTCCTGCGAACTCCGGGTATACATAAACAGCAACTAGTGCGCGAGTAATATTCATGGTTTTTCTGCTCCGTAAAATTGGCTTATAGAAATCTGCCCAGATGTAGGGACGTTCGTATTGATATTGACTGTGGTACTACTTTGATATGTTCTGTAAATACCCCAATAACTGTTAGTTAAGCCGTTATAAGAGTCGTATGTGTACCCTCTATAAGAACCTTTATAGTATGTATAAATACCAGAAGTAAAACTGTTAATAACACCACCGCCTATAGATAATTCTCCCTGATTAGGGAACCTATTCCACATATACCTATTGGTGCCATTCTGGTCACCGGGCGTGAATCCACTATTAAACACCGTCCAGTAATATGAAACTACTGAACCGCCAGAACCTATTTGATAGTAATTGCCAGAAGATGGTTCTCTAACACTAGTGGTTGTGCTTTTTGTCGATGGGATATACGCCCCGCCCCGATAGTAGTTAGAAAGTGCAGGTGAAGCAGGGCCACCAAATAACGTTTTAATGTTATTAATAGAAATAGCACCTGACGACTGAAGAAACGGCATAATTACATAGTCCCGTAAGCAGTAACGTTACCCGTTACAGTAAGGTTGCCTGAGCCATCAAGTTTTGCTTTTGCAACACCACTTACTTCAAAAAACAAAACACCGCCTGATTCGTAAACTTTCCATGTAGAACCAATTGGAACTTTAGCAGAAGCATCGCGTTTTACATACTGGTTGTTTCCAGTACCGGGGCCGTTTGTCGCAAGGTCAGCAAGGTCTGCATCATATGCTTGAACAGTTGAACCAATTGCTGAAGTTGCTAGTGCTCCAATTGATGCAGGAGTTGTGTTTGCTTGAACATACGAAAGAATTTGTGCGCCAGTAACTTTTTTACTGGTGAGGCTATCGTTAACCTCAAACTCTTGCGTACCTGACGCTGCTGCTGCAGCCGTTAAGTCCGAAATTTTAATGTTAGCCATTAGTATATCCTTTTCCAGCTACCAGAGATTTTTTTGTACACCGCCAGCGGTGCAGTCCAATTACCATTGTTTTTAACGTAAACATCTGATTGTTTCCACACGCCACCAGTTTTATAATAGGCTGTGCTGCTAAATGGTGTATAGTCATCATAAGCTACTAATGATCCTACTATTTCGTTAGTTGGGATAATATTAGTAATGCGAGTATCGCCAGATTCTGTGATGCGAGTGTCTTCGCTTTCAAGAATACGAGTAAAAATGGCTTGTCCACTTACTACTTCTACATACTTTTTAACCCTACCATCTGGGCTAATTGTAGAACTACCACTTAGATTGGTTGCGCCTTTAAGAATAAGGTGCGGGAAAGCAACCATTGCACCTTCTGCAGACAAAGCACTAGCACCTTGCGTAATTCGTGCTCCTGTTGCAGAAACGGCGCTGTTGTTCGCCACCATACTTGCACCATATCTAGTAACATCTCCAGATGCAGATAGAGTAGACGTACTAGTAATTGACGCACTGGCTGTTGCGTTTAATACTCCAAGAAAATCAAAACCGCTGCTGGCAGATAGAGCAGCTTCGGCTGTTTGAAAGCCTTCGGTAACGCGAACATCCCCGTTTTGCAGAATGCGACTATCGCCGCCTTCTGTAATTCGGTAGCCAGCAACTGCCATTAAGCAACCGTCAGGTCAATGTTGCCAATTGCAAATTCTAGGGTGTCACCATCACCAATAGTTTTGGAAGCCGTTAGGCCGCCGTGCCACAGTAGGTTGCCACCAGAAGAGTTATCAAAAATGCCGATGTGGCTAACAGTGCCCCAAGAGCCACCAGAAGCCGTAAAGCTTACAGTGTTGTTATTACTAGTAGTACCACCGGGACTAGACGCAGCATCAAAAGTTACTGACTGACGGCTGTAGCCGTTACCAGACACTTCGGTGCCACCACCGCTGTCAGAAGGAGCAGCAGTGTATAGGGCTACGTACCAAGCGGTGGGTCGCGTGGCAGAACCAGTGGTCATTAGCCAGTCAAGAAGGAGTTTTTCGGAATAATCAGAAAGAGCAGACATAATGTTCCTTTAGGTGCTTACTTTAAACCAAATGTCGCCATTGGCCCCGCCAGTTGGAGAAGCTGTGCTGACAGTTACTTTTTGTGTAACAGAGAGATAATTGTTATAAATGGTAGTCATACTATTGTAATAAGATGTGTAATCGTTATTTAGTTTGACTACATAGTCGATGCCGCCTACAGTGATTGAGGAAACGTTAATTAGCCCGTAGCCGTTCATGTCAATGTTGCTGAGCATGAAATTGGGGCCAGTGCCATCCCTTGAGAGCGTGTTATCAAACGCCGTCTCAATGGTATCAAAATTATCGTTTAGTGCATCAATAGAACCATAACGGCTACCAATGCTATTTAAAGCTACTTTAGGCATAGGGTTTCCACAAAAGTCAGAAAGTTGAGTGCTTAGATACACTTTTGTACAAAACGTCACTTTATAGATGGGTTTAAATAGGCCGTTTTAAGGCAAAAATATCTCACATAGCACCTACCCCCTTACCTATCCCCTAAAAAACGCTTGTAGGGGCCTTAAAAGCCGTTTAAATGAGTGTGGTGGGTGGGTGGGACTACTCAAAAAATAAAAAAGTCTAGACAAGTTAATTTCTATGGGATAGTTTTAAGGGGTTGTGCAATTTAAAACCAACCCCCCAACCCCCCTTACCCGGGTACCACTAAAGTATTAAA